ACCTTGCGTCGATTCAATTATGATGGTCGAAAGAACATGACAGCGTGCCCGTATCAGGGCGATACGCTTTCCCTTCAAGAGTTCTTTGCCCCTGAGGCAGAAGCCGCACAGCAACAATGGTCCTATGAATTGCGTGGTGTATCGGATCATCATGGGTCGCACATGGGTGGTCATTATACCGCTCAATTTAAACATCCGATTTCACAGAAGTGGTGGTGGATGGACGATGAGAGGGCGCATGCAATGGAGAGTCCGAGATTTTCATCATCGAATTACATTTTCTTTTTCAAGAAATGCGCTTAATGCTTACGGGAGTGACGAGTTTTACGAGTATGCTTCGCTTTACGAGTTCTGCGTGTACGACGGCCACCTTCATACATATTTTTAATTTGTTTCATATTATTCTTATAATTTCGTGAACGAGTGTATGTATTGTGGACATGATTGGCCTGATACGCATTGCGTGCCTTATTCATTGCGTTTCTTGAATAAAGCCCAGGATTATTCTCTTCTTTAGACATCATCGATAGATATTCAAGCTTAGCGGGGCGCATGGCAGTCTGTCTCTTAAATCCGGGCATGTCTATGATCATATATTCGATTATTAATTAATATATGCGGAGTAGCCCTTACAGGCTTGCTAGTCGCCTTTAAAGGCTTGCTGCTGAATCAGCCAAGTTATTGGGATCCATCGCATTGTATTCGAATCCCTCAGGGCCCGCATGATTAATATACGCCGTATTGACTCGCCCCATAAATCCTGACTCGCCACAGATACGATAGTGAATGTGCGATTCGAGCTTACCCATAAAAGGGACCTTGTAGGACTGGGGTTCACGCACCTTCAGAATGGCAACGCCATCCGCATTCGCAGTGGTTACACCGGCATTGTCGAACTTCTGATAAGCCTCCATGGCGGAGTTCAGATTCTTGAGATTATCACTAGCAGGCTCCGCCGCCCAGTAGATAACTTTCGCATGAGCAGCGACAATGACCTTGACATCTTTAGTCGCTCCCGGAGGTTCACGGTTCTGTAACACGGAACAGGGGGCAACCATGGGTCCTAAAAACGGCAAATAGGAGTCACGGAAGAACATCACGCTGAGCGCGGCGATTCCAACGAGGATATATAATACGTGGGCAAGTGTTTTTCCAAAGAGAGTCTCGAGAGCATTGACGTCAAATACGGCGACAAAAAGCCAATTGAGAGCACTAGCAACAAGGAGTCCCATCGAGATAAGAAAGAGAAGGTGTTTCATGTATTCGGGGGTCCATCCACTATCAAATCGATCGGTAAAAGACATTCTATTGAAGGCAAATAAATCTCGCAGGAAGAAGTAAGATGGCGGCAAAACCACCAACGATTCAACAACGATGGGATGAACTAAAATGTGATGAGTCGGTTAAACAACTCCCAGAGAATCTTGTTTCTCTTTGTGTTTGGGTTACAACGGTCGCGGGATGTTTAAATGGCCAACCATCCGCAGATGATCAACTTGGACATGATACATCTACGAAAGGATACGTTCTAGAAGATTATTTTGGACCATTACGAGGGGGGCGATTAATGGACGCATTAGGTACAAATAATGACTGTTTGGTCCATTCATTTTTATCATGTGTCTGTCCTGAATTTCGAAAATATGACAAACCCATTCGCAGTACACTTGCCAGTTTTTTTAGACGATTTATCATGATACAATTAAATGGTGATAATCAAGAAAGATTACAATCAGCTGGTTTTTTAGAGACAGAAGAGTTAAGTCTTCTTTGTATCCATTTTAAGGTTCAGTTTATTGTTCTAAAGAGGGGATTCTATCAAGTGGATCGACATGTAGAAATCATTCCAGCATTTGCGGATGTACAATATAATTGGAGAAGTACAAATAATGATAGTAGAGGGCCATTTTATGTGATACATGGGTCAGGCGCACATTTTACACCAGTTGCGTGGGGCAATAGATATAAGCTCGAAGATAAGAAATTGGGTCAACTAAATGAACTTGTACAAACGATAAACCAAGAAGTGGAGAATGATAGAGCTCCAGACGTCGTTCGAAGAGCAGAAACGGATCGCGTAATAAGAGAATTTTTAGGAAGATATCAATTGGATGCTACCAAACAACAGATTCGAAATGCAAAAACTCTAGAGGAAAAAAATAAAATTGTAAGTCGTTTTGCTATCCCATTAGGACAGCAATTGAATCAATATATTAGTACACTCGATCAAGACCAATTCAGAAGAGATTATGCGGGACATATAGCATTTGAACGTGTTCTTTCTGTTCTAACAGGAGGGGCAGACAATGCGGTATCTGCTCAGGCCGCGCAGGCGGCGCCGGCCGCAAGTTCTAAATCATCGTCTAAGAATGCTACATTTAAACCAGATGATGATTTGAGCGCGGTGTTAGAAGAATCTAGACGAATGCAAGAAGAAAAAGAAAAAGCCAATGCTGCCAATGATGCTCAGATGAGTGCGGTAATGAGAGCATCACTGAACGATAGTGTATCAACAGAGCAACACGCCGCACAACAAGAAGAGCAAGATCTGCGAGACGCAATCACTCTAAGTCTACAACAAGGGGTTGAACAAGCAGCATCTGTACAACAAAATAATGCACAAGCAGGAATAAACGCTAGTGTTCAACATGGGAAACCAAGTGTACAACCAAAGGTAAATGCTCTACCAAATGCTCTACCAAATGCTCTACCAAAGGTAAATGCTCAACCAAATGCTCAACCAATTGTACAACCAAATGCTCAACCAAATGCTCAACCAAATGCTCAACCAATTGTACAACCAAATGCTCAACCAAATGCTCAACAAAATGAAAAACAAAATGAAAAACAAAATGCTCAACCAAATGCTCAACCAAATGTACAACCAACGGTACAACAAAATGCTCAACTAAATGTAAGCGGGCAACCCACTGTAACCAACGTAAATCAAAAACTAAAACCTGTCAAGAAAGCTTTGTCCGAAAATGATGTACTTCGTAGAATGAGCAATATCACTGCTACAATTGCTGGAAACTCTACTCAATATGACGCAACTGTATATAAAGCGTCTACTGGGTCTATTGCAGTAAAAGGTGGAAAGCGCAAACTACGCACACTTCGTATAGCAAAGAAATCTCAACATAAAAATAGAAAGACAAAGAGACGCATAAAGAAATGAACCGTGTAATAGAATAAAAATAGTACGATTTTACTTTCAAATTACAGGTACATTCCATGAGGAACTGGGTCCGAATCATCCTTCTTTTTGATGAATAATGGGACATGCTCCTTCTTGACAATGAACGGAAGAGAGAAGTCTTTGATGTGAAATGGTAGTTCAGGAGAATTGTACATGCGAAGCATATTGATTTTCTGTGTCATTTGTTCAATGCTACGCTTGAGTTCACGTACACCCTTCTCCTCTTTTGCGTATTCTTCGATGACCTTGGTAAGAATCTCCTTGGAAATCGCCACTTTCTCCTGAAGATTTACTTCTTTCAGCGCAATAGGAAGCAAATATTGTTCCGCAATTACCGTCTTTTGTTTGAGGTCATACCCCTTCAAATCAATGACGAGCATACGATCCAGAAGCACTTTATCGATTTTATTAATATCATTGGCACTGAAGACAAACATCACCTTGCTTAGATCGATGGGAACGCCTGACAGGTATTTATCTTCGAAATCTCCATTCTGTACAGGGTCGGTCAAGTGAATCAACAAGTTCATGACTTCTTCGCCCTTCGGCGTCTGTGAAATCTTATCGACTTCGTCAAACATCAGAACGGTACTCATCGACTTCGACGCAATCAATGAGTTCACAATCTTACCACAGTGAGAGGATTCGTAGACCATCTGGTGACCCGTGTAGGTACTAGCATCGGAATCACCGCCAAGGGAGATAAACTGGAAGGGCCAACCGAGCGCCTTCGCAATTCCATTTTTAATCAGAGTCGTTTTTCCAATGCCTGGAGGTCCAATCAGAAGGAGACATAGGCCGCGGCTGTTCTGATTCGCAATCTTGCTCGCAATAAACTGCATGATTTGAAGTTTGGATTCGTCTTGACCATACACCGACTCGTCCAGATACTTTTTGGCGGTTTTCATGAACTCTCCACACTTTTCAGGTCCATCTTCTATTTTAACGGGGATATCTTTGTAGATTCCGAAAGGAATGCTTGTTACTTTATCAAGCCATGCCCGCATTTTAAAGTATTCATTGCTAGAAGCGTCTAGCCCTTGAAGGCTGTTGTATTTGGCAAGGATAGTAGCCTGGATTTCTTTTGGGACTTTCATGGTGAGAATGTTGAGCATAAGATTGAACCCACTGTTGGTAGCGGCGGGTCGATTCTCAAGCGCTATAATGAGTTCTTTCTGTTTTTCTTCCGCCATAGCTTTGAACTGATCAATTTGAGAATCGATTCCATTTTCATCCACAGGAGCAGTCAGGAGTTTGACAAAGTTCTTTACACGTTCTGTCTCTTTTTTCATATTGTGACGTTTAGGAACCATGGGGTCATCACCACCACCGCGGCCAATCATAATTTGATAGGTAATTCCACCTTCCTCTTCTTCCTCTTCCTCTTCTTCCTCTTCCTCTTCCTCTGTTTCTTCAATATCCTCTTCCGCTTCTTCGGACTCCTCTGTTTCTTCAGATTCTTCTGTTTCTTCTTCTGATTCTTCCATTACACATGGTTCTTTTCTGGAAGGAGTAGAAGGAGAAGGGGCTTTGCGTTTGACTGCCGGATAGTGAACCGTATTTGCATCGTCTTTTTTCTCTTCTGCTTTTTTCTCTTCTTTCTTAATGATTTTATTGATCTTCTTACGTGCTACCACCGCAGCTTTACGAGTAGGACGAGGTTCATACTCTTCATCCTCTGACTCATTCTCATAGTCAATCAGATCACGAATGTTTTCATTACTGTCTACACTGCTATCACTATCATCTGAATCATCATGTTTTCCGCGTTTGGTTACTCGTTTTTGCGCCTCTTTCTTGGATTTATCTCCGCGCGACATTCTATTAGGCGTGTTCGTTTTTGACATGGTGTAAATTACGCTTTGGTGTATTTTACACTATATCAGATGAAGTCATCAAATTTATCAGCGTTTACGTGTAACAAAATGAATCATGCGTGATATTGTGCGATCCAAATAAGAAGGAACTTTCTTTACGCGTGTTTTTGCGCTTTTTAACAAAAATCGCACACGCTTCGTAGTGCGACGATACACATTCTTTATAGCTTTCTTGGTTTTGGGGACTACCGTACGGAGTCGAAGACGTTTTCTTGCCATGTTCTATTTAGTTAGAATTTTTGAATTCCTTCGTAAATGTCGAGAAAAGTAAAGCGCGCCTTATTGCTTAGGCCAACTGCCTCCGCATTACGGACAGTAAGAGGTTGAATTCGCTCCGCAATTTCATCTTTGAGTGTGGTTCGAATGCTACGAATTTTATTTTCTGATTCATCTTCATCATCTGAACTTGGGTCCGTCCAAATGGCTTTGGTAATTTTCATCAAACAATCAGCGAACTCTTCGTTGAGTTTAATAGAATCCGCACACAAACGTTTGCCCTCTACCTGACTAATGATTTTGACAATACTTTTCATAAAGGTTTCCGCATCAATTACATCATGTTTAATCAGCTCCGCCAGAAACTGGGAATAGCCTCGACGGTACTTTTTCTCCACATTACGCTTACACAATTCATTGTAGGTTTCAGAAGTATTATCTTCTGAGATTTCATCAAAGATTTCCATATATTGGGTGTAAAGATTGGCCATTTCGGTAAGAAGAACAGGATAACGGATACTTAGCTCACTAAGAAGTTTAGCGTACAATGGGCAGAATACCTCCTCGCTGGCGGCCTTTTCAAATACCAATTTCATAAAGCATTTAATCATTTCGGTTTGACCATTATCAATAATAAGAATAATAAACTCTTTGATTTCATTATAATTCGGCTGACTGAACTTGTTGAGTTTCCCGAGAAGAATGGTATTCAAGATAGTATCTTCCACTTTTTCCGATGATTTTTTAAATTTGCTAACGTATTTCTGATGAGGGTGACGAAATCCATCCGCACCTTCCTGCCATGTATGATTCTTTGATGACGTATGTGATACGGTAATCGCGGTAGATGGTGTAAGCGGAATACTAGGAATGCTCACGGATGGCGTATCCTGGCGATTGCGGAATGCCGCATCTCGGCCTGAATAGGAACGATGCGAATGATATCCTTGACGAGCGGGTTGCGCATGGGAACGACCACCTCCTCCGCCATTTCCACGCCAATCCACTGTTTTCCAACCATTCTGTTCTGTTCCACTTGAAATGGAATGATGAATGGTTTCGATGAGGGCATGAATAGAGGGAGGAACAACGGGTTCCCGGAGAGTCTTTCGAAGTGTAAGGATGTTCTGAATATCCTGAACAGTCGACGTCATACTGGTGACGCTATGTGGTAAGTTTACTACCATGTTTAAGCTAGCAATATACATCAATTTTATACGAATCGTGTTTAATCAATGTGTTAAAAAATAAGAGGAGCGGCAAGATGGATGGTGGAATGATCAATGCGATTGTAGATAAAGATCGTTTTTCGGAATGGATTGGTCTTCAAACCGCCGTGTCCCGAATTAGTCTTGCTAACCAACTTCATGAATGGAGATCCGATAGCACAGAACTGATGACATTGCGCATGAAATTCAAACGATTTAAAGATGCCATGGAAAAGGATTCAACATTTTTCTCGAAAGCACATGCGTTATTTGGTGAAATTGCGGAAGTGGAGAAGACACTGAATACGTTGATGAAACAGGAATCGAAGCTGGAACAGGAATCGTACAATGAGATTTTGTTTTTCAGACCGATTCTTCAACCGCTTAATTTTATTCCATTTGTACTTGCATTTTGGTCAGCGATTCGCGTGTATATTTTACCAGGTCTCTCGCTCCTTCTTCCTTTGCTTTCATTGATTGCGCCATATTTAATTTTACGATTCTTCTTCAAAGTCCCAATGAACTTTACGAATTATATGAATATTCTACAAGCCATGTTATCGGGTAACTTCCAGGCCATTATGAATCCTGGTGCAAAACAATCGATCAGTCAATCGGTATCACCTGGTAACTTTTTAAAGCAATTTGGTGTTGTCATGATTACATTTATTCAAGGAGTTATTCAACCCTATTGGACCTATAAGCATTTACATTCTATTGATACGATTGTATGTGATCATGGTAAACTTGTAAGACGTTTTCAAGAGCTATATGGATCGTTAGAATCATTACTGACAAGTCACGGGTTTACATTTTTTACTTCACCTCTTCCGATCATAAATAATGATCGAGATGCGACCGCGCGGATCATGCTAGAATCTAATTATTTTAAACTCGCTCTCAAATACGTTGGCAATCTGGAAGTAATCATGTGCTTAGCGGCTCAAAAAGAGATCCATCCTGTTCACTGGATCCGATCCAGAAGACCGATCTTTCGGATCATCGATACATTCGATTATCAAGTTTTGAAAGAAACGCGTAAAACACTATCCGCACAATTTGATATGAAACCACATGCTCTTCTTACTGGTCCAAATAAGGGAGGTAAATCAACCGTTTTGCGTGCGCTTTCGATCAGCGCCCTGCTTGCTCATACGTATGGTTGTGCACTAGGTACACTCACTTCTACTCCATTTCATCACATTTATGTATGTCTCAAACCAGACGATCTACCTGGATCCAAATCGAGATTCGAACGCGAGATCGAATTTACGGCAAGCACATTGACTCCTACTGAGCCAACCCTTGTATTTATTGATGAGTTATATCATTCTACCAATCCACCAGACGCATTACGAAGTTGTGAGATCTATTGTGAACAATTATGGAAGAAACCCAATGTAGTAAGTGTGATCAGTACCCATATCTTTGAATGGGTGGAGAAATCAGGCGATACAATTCAACGGATCTGTTGTCCCGCCACGATCGATAAAGATGAAAATATTCGATTTTCCTATTCATTGGAGAAGGGTGTTTGTAAGGTAAGTAGTGTGGATACGCTGTTACGAATGAATGGGCTTCTTTAAACAAGATCCAATGCGCTCCGAATCGAAGCAGAAAATCTTTTGGACACGACAGAATGCTGAACGATACCCTGACGATTGGTCTGATCCTGGTATTATTGTTTGGATCGATCGCATTGTATTTGTATACGTGTATCCAGCAATCGGAGCAGAAGATCAGTTTATTAGAGTCGATCTTATTGGATCTGAAGATGAGTGCGGAGATCAAATCGTATACGGAAATCCCCATGGATCGGCCAGCAACACCATCCGGTGGCGCAGTAGAAACCTCTACGAATACGGAGAATGAGTATACCCCGTTCGAGGACGATGCGGAGAGGGATGAACCCCTTTTGAGTGGCGCACAGGAGGACTCACCGGCATCCAATGATACATCAAATGATGAAGTGATTGACATTGAAGATTATAAAGGCGTGATTGCGGACGCTGTGGAAGAGCATACTTCTAGCCCGAATTATGAAGCGATGTCTCTGAAGGAGCTTCAGGCATTAGCTAAATCGCGAAACATTGTGGGAGTAACGAAGAAGGGGCCACTAATGGAGGCATTGAAGACTTCTGACCGCAGTTCTACTGTGAAACCAAGTTCGGTGGGAGCAGTGGGGTCGAATTCGTTTTTAGAAACCAGTGCATCCGTTAGTGATGAATCTCTCTGAATTCATTAGTAGATGGAAGAATATATCACTAACGAATTTACAAGAGATACTTATCCAAATTTATTCACTCATCCTTCGTTTGGTACAGAGTATCATGGAGCACGTGAAGCAGCTTTGGCACCGAGCAAAAACATCCATCCAGCCCAAGATGCCCGTTACCCCGCTCGCGCCGCGACCCTTGAGGATGGTCGTTTGGTAACGGATTATCGTCCTCAATGTTCTAAGAATGTTCGTACTGGTCAGCAATTCTATACGAAGAAATGGATGATCGGGCATGGAAGCGAGCTGATGGATGAGTCACGACGTCGTCAAGTGGAATGGACAGGCGCTGCCCTTCCGATGGCAAATACGGTGCCGCCGCCGGCGGCAGTCGTTCACTCGACTCCGTTTTATTCGGAAGTGAATCCGACGAATCTGTTGGGAGGACTGGGTGTAGAGCGTGCGAATGCGAAGTGCCCGCCGATGTTTGGCGCATTTAGTTACGCACCGACCATTGCTGAAATGCAGAGTAACCGCAAGAACATTGCGACTACCACACGTCAAGAAGGCGGACGCAATTCGAAGCGCGGTCAATTCTAACCTAAAGAGCTGTGATTTATAATATGATAGGGATATTCCCTCAAACAGACCTGTCTTTCAAAGGTAGGAAGCGTGTCTTATATTTTAAGTAGAAGATAGCACGTAACGCGGGATCGATACCCGCCAGGTCTACCAATCCGATCCATGTGATTGTCTCGGATTACAACAAAAATAGAAGCGCAAGCGTCGTACCAATACTCGCAACGAATCCAGCCGTATAATAATACCAATTCGATCGACTCTTATAATGATCCG